TGTTTTGTATCTTTGGATATACAGGTTGTGAAGTATCGGTTAGATAATGATATCCAAATTCTTGTGTAGCAGTTACTAGTCCGTCATTGACTAAGTCTCTGCGGAATTTTTGGAATGCCCAAGGGCTTGAGCTTGTGCCTTTTTTGGGACGAATAATACAACGTCTAAACTCGTCACCGACGATAGACACGTTAGTAGGCACTTTGAGAGGAAGGTTTTCTTCATAGATACCTGTTTCAACTAAGATAGTGATTTGTACTTTTTTAGCAACATCGCCATAGGCAATAGGTTCACCGATTTGGAATGTTCCGTATTTGATATCAACATCGAATACTTCGTCGTCGCCGTCTAATGAACCATCGTGAGCAAGAATCTGTGCCAATGCTCCCGACTCAGTACCATATAAGAATAAGCCTTCTCGAATGTCTCTAGTTCTAATAGCCTGTGGAGAACTCTCAGAAACGTTACCTGTAAAGTCAGTTCTTAGTCCATTAGTAAAAACCTTAAATCTTGGCAAGTCGGCATAAACAGTTGGTACGCTGGTAAATCCGCTGCCTTGGTCAGTTACTGTAATGCTGGCAATGCTTTCGCTTACAACATCAGCTGTACCGAACGCACCGCTACCACCACCACCTGCAATTCGAACAGACACTAAACTGTAGCCAGAACCTCCGCTAACGATTTTAACATTATTAACTTTATATGTTACATCAAATGTTGCACCAGCTCCGAAATCACTATCGGTTGCGGTTGTAATAGCTGTAGCACCTGGAACATCATCATAAGCACCGGTTGAAACGATTCTATAAGTTGAAATAGCACCAGGAGTAGTTACAGTTGTTAAAACTTCGATGATTGCAGCTTGACCACCTACTCCGATGCTCCCACCAATAAGCGTTAATCTATCTCCAATGTTATAGTTTGATCCTCGAGAATTAATTGTTACTGTGTCAACACTCATAACAGCAGTACCTGAGAAACCAGCACCCGAGATTGGAGAAGTTTCAATTGCTGTTAGGTAACATTCATATTCGCCGTTATTATAAGTTAGAACCTTTTTGTAAGGACCTAGGTCGTCTTTGGATTCTAAAACTAATTCTTCTGCACGTTTACAAGCAGCTTCGAGGGTTCTGTAAGCATACGCTAATGCTCGACCCTGCAATGTTTTATTAACACCTGGGCGATCATCTGCTCCAGAAGTAGCAACATATAAGTTAACTGATGATCCGAATGCTGAATTATCTACATATCGTTTAGTAGCAGCAATTAATCCACCGTAAACTGCATCGTCTTCGGGCTCTGGATCTCGAGAAAGAATAAGTGGACCGCTCATGCGTCCAAAAGCAGCATTTACAGCACCTGTTGCAGGATCAATAGCATTTACACCATAGCGTGATATTTTGGTATCGGCATAATGCTTGTTAACAGCTTCACCAGCAGAAACAGGATCAATAGGAGCCCCGGTAGTTGCATCCACCATGTCGATGATTCTGTTGGTTATAGTTCCTGGAGTGACTCTTAGATTTCCGCCAAGCTCTGGTGATTTATCAGCATAGATACTTGCGAATTCAGAATTAATAACGATTTCGTTAGGGTTAGGATCAGTTGGCTGTGTAAAGTTAATTGAAATACCATCGCCTGCTTTAAGTTGTTTAAATGCTAGGCCCGATTCGTCATCATTGATGGTTACTAACGGAGTGGCTCCTGTACCTGGGTCATTTTGTCCTACATAGGAATCTGGAGTATCGTTTAAGCCTGTAAATGATAGGCGTTCTCCTAGTCCCAAAGAGCTATATAGTTCACGGAAGTTGTCGTTTACTTTACGAAACGAGTCGCGAATACTGTCGCCTGTGCCGTCATTACCGACAACACCTATATCTATTATTTTTCTTGACATAACTTATCCTAAGATTAATGCTTGCTGTCTAATATTTAGCCCAATATTTTAAAAGCCTAATGTAAATACAGAATGTTCTTGAAAACATTAAGACAGCGTACAGAATATACTAGAACCAGCAAACTTGGCAATAGCCATACCTATGAACGGTTCAAGACTGTGGCTGTATTGCGATGCGACAACTGTGGAACTGAATTCAGCAGAGATTTAAAAAAGATGGATCATAAGCGATTAAGCAACAATTATTTTCATGTTTGCTCTAATTGTGATGCCAAAAGATTTGCTCAACGCAAGGGTGTTGAACAAAAGAGAATTTGGGATTTGCCTGCTAGTACTACTTTACCTGTGGGTAAATTTTAAACTCGGAAACTTTCGCCACAGCCGCAGCGATCTTTTTCATTGGGGTTTTTAAAATCAAACCCTTCATTGAGTCCATTGCGAACCCAATCCATTTCTACGCCATCTAGATATACCAAACTTTTTGGATCTACAAACACATGTACGCCGTAGCTTACAAAACTTAGATCTTCACTGTTTGGAACATCTACAAATTCGATGGTATAGGCTAATCCGCTACAGCCTGTGGTTTTAACACCAGCTCGAATCCCTAGACCTTTGCCTCTGCGTTCTAATTGCGATTTAACTTTGTTTGCTGCGGTTTCAGTTAACGAGATCATTTTTCTGTTTATAATCTCTTACCGCTGCTTTGATAGCATCTTCCGCCAGGATGCTACAGTGTATTTTAACGGGCGGTAACGCAAGCTCAGTAGCGATGTCGGAGTTTTTGATGGACTGTGCCTCGTCCAAGTTCTTGCCCTTGAGCCACTCTGTAACAAGACTAGAACTGGCAATAGCACTACCGCAACCATAAGTCTTAAACTTTGCATCCTCAATTATACCCTCGTTGTTAACCTTGATTTGTAATTTCATCACGTCGCCGCAGGCAGGTGCTCCCACCATACCTGTGCCGACATTAGGTTCATCTTTGGCAAAGCTACCAACGTTGCGAGGATTCTCGTAATGATCGATTACTTTGTCAGAATAAGCCATTTTTTATTTTCCAACTAAACCTTTTACTTTTGCTACTAGGTTAGCTACCAGTTCTGGTTGAGGTGTATTCCAACCAATAACTAAACCAATTAAAACTAAAATGATAGATGTTATCATAGTTTATTCTCCTTGTAAACGATTGTTAATTACTGCCCAATCGATAATTTTCCATTGATTTTCTAGGTATTTGTCTTTGGCGCTTTGATAATCTAAGGCCCAGGCATGTTCCCACCAATCAATTAACAGTATTATGTCGCTCTTTATTTGATGGTTTTTAATGGTTTTGATCATACCATTTTTAGCAAGATAGACCCATCCACTACCTTGTATTCCCATTGCTACTTTTAGGAATTCTTCTTTAAACTCGTTAAATGTTTTAAAATGCTCTTTGATAAAATCATCTGATGCACCAGTTGGTTCGTTAGAGCTTTTTGGAATCATATACTGTGCGAATAGTATGTTGTGCAAAAACGCACCAGCTTCATTAAAATCCGGATCGCCTTCGCCTGCATTATATCTGTCCACGTATGCTTTAGCAAGTTTACCATAATGATAATCCATTGTATCTTGTGAGATCGCTGGATCTAAATCTGCTCTAGAATATTTCAGTTTAAGCAACGTGAGTTCGTTGGATTCGGCTGATTCTTCTAAAACACCGTTTTGCGTCCATTTAATAAAATTGTAACTCATAATTGTATTTAACATCCTTCATTGAAGTAAATACTCTCACAAGGAGGATTTACCCAATGTTAAATCTATTAAAAAAATTGTTTGGTTCTAAACCGGCAGAAGCAACTCAACCTGAAGCTGCACCATACAAAGTTGAAGCAGCACCTGCACCAACTCCAGTAGCAGAAAAAGCCACTGAAGCCGTTGTTAAGTCTGTTGCTAAACCTGCCAAAAAAACTGCGCCTAAAAAACCAGCTGGTACAAAACCTGCAGGTAAAAAAGGTCCGCGTAAACCAAAATCACAACCCAAGGTGTAATGCCTGCTCGTAAAGAGCAAAACTGGCTAGATTCTTAGCCTTGCTTTCGCACATGATATCGTGCGAATCTCTAAAACTCAGTGCCCATTCATTCACTGCTGTATTCCAGTAGAAGTTTGAATGAGCCCTGAGTTTTGCTTTTTTATATCCACTTTCTATCAACGCATCAAGGGAGGGTAAGGTGTCTGTGGCATGGCCAGCAATAATGTCTTCCCGTGAAACACTATAATGTAACACAGGGCGAACACCACGCCAACTATCAATAACCCTTTTAACACGGTCGTCAGTTGCTTCAATATATTCTCCAGTTTTAACCCAATGATGATGTATGTCAAGGACTAAGGCACAGTCATTGACTAGCTCAATGCTGTCTTCGATGCCCCAAGTCATTTCGTCGTTTTCGATTGTTAGTGTGTTACGTGCTTCGGGTGTCATTCGAGCCAGCGCAGCACGTATTCCATTGGGGCCTCGTCGACCCGCGATATGAACGTTGATTTTAAAGTCTTGAAACGTTTTGCCAAATCCCATCCAGCGAGCCATGTCCACATGATATTCGAACTCCTCTATTGAGCGGTTAACGATATCGTCCGACTCAGATGCCAGAACGCAAAACTGCCCAGGATGAAAACTAAGCCTAACATTATTCTGGCGAGCCATATCGCCAACGGTGAGAAATGCTCTTTCGCAATAAGCCCGTACATCGGGATTCCGCCAAAACCGGCCCCAAGTAGGCTCAGTATAGACAGGAAGGATATCGCTACTGAGTCGTACCATTCTAAGATCTTCATTTAAGCTACCTACCTTTTCAACAAGTTTACGGGCAGATTCTATGTTACCTACCATGAGGTCCCACAGTCGTTGTTCTGCCACTTCTGTTGTTTGTCTATTTAACCAAGCAACAGTGGTACTACCAGTATTATATTGTTTACAGTTGTCTTTTTGTTTAATGCCATCAATTTGGCTAGGGCCATCAATCCACTTGCAGGCGAAGCCAATTTTTTTAGTTACCACAGTCAATTCTCCACGGACAGCGCATTAATATATTAGTTGAACAGTCATCTTCGCCCCAACAAGTAGGACTTTCGTGACCACGTAGTTGTTTAATTTCAGTATGGATTAGCCAACGAAATTCGTTATTCTGACCAGAGTTTGATAGTTGCGCCTCTTTGTCTAACAATTCTTGTATGCGATCCATGTTACTATTATAACATCGTTAGCGCCAGTTGTCAATAACAAAAGGGTCTTGAACATCGTGTGGATTAGGATCTCCGTGGAATACTGCGATACAACATTCTTTTGGAATGATAGGATTGCGTATGGTTTTAAATCTTATCAACCCGTTTCCTCTTTCAATTTCGCTACGTTCACGGAGTTCCCATTTGTAGCTCATAATGTATTCGTCGGGCCAAAATTTAATTCTGCTTTTAGCTACCTGCCAAATCCAATCTTGATCTCCGTGTAGTTTTTGTGCTTTGTGAGGATTAGTTTGAAACACAGTCCATACATCAGGATGATAACCTTTCTCCCAACTTAGCACAGAACTGTTTAACATATTCCAATTGGCATGAAACTTTCTGTTGAAATCTCTAATACCATAAAACTCATGTATGGTGCGATCCTGAACCAATTTGTTTATGTTATTGCAGATAATAACATCTAGATCGAGATACAGTATTCTGCCCGTCATTGGAAGCCCAGGATCAAACATGTGTACTTTGTGCCACCAGCCTTTAGCATATCCGGCATTAGGTTGAACTATCAGTCTAACACCGTCTATAGGCGTTGGATCGTCTGTAAGGCAGACAAATTCATACGGCAATGTCAAATGCCTTGAAACCATATTTCTCAGTTTCTCAACATAATCTTTTCCGTATTTGTTACCGAAGCGAACACAAAGAACAGTTACCAATGTCGTATTACTCCAGCAATAATAAAAATATTTGTGATAATGTAAGTTAGAACAATGGCGGTTCGAACAAGTGCTATTTGATCAGCTTCGCTGTCTGTAGCACCTGTTTTTTCTCCAAGGGCTTTAGCCCAAAGCCGCCATAGTCGTTTCATTAGCCTTCGTATGTTGCTGAGTTAGCATTATGTTCAAAGACTTCTACACTCTTAACACGCACACTTGGGTTAATTGGGTAGCGCATATCACCGCCTGCTAAAAGTTCAGCCATCTTGTCGTAGGCAAGTTTAGCGAACATTTCACAGCCCACAGCAGGAACAATGCGTAGGTCGCACACTCCACTGTCGTTAAATCCACCTTTGATTTCGTTTAGTTGTTTGAATACTTCTAAATGAGGATCGTCTTCAGCGATTACCAAAGTGTGATCAAACATGTGATCTGCCCATGCTTTGAATTCTTTGAGTCCGCCAAAGTCCATGCACCAATTCTTGTCATCCAATGTATCACATTCGAATACAAGTTTAATGCCGATTGAATAACCGTGTAGTGTTGAGCAATGACTGTGTGTGGCACGCCATTGTCTGAAGCAGCAACTAAGACCTCTGTCGTTGCCGTAAGTTTTTGTTGAGTAAAATTTTGCCATCTCTAGTCTCCTTTATATAGGTAGCAAGTTTGATGACTGCAGAATGTTTAAAGAGGGATGATGCCATAAAGTCCTCTGTGCTACTGTGTGTCTATTGTAATATTATATTACCTTAGTATTTATAATGCAAGAAATTCTACATTATTTTTTTGCCATTCGTTTGGCATTTTCCATTCGGGTTTATTGATTATAGTAAATTCTATATTTGGAAAACATTCGAAAATTTTTCCTAGTTGATATATCCAATATGAGTAATCTACAGCTTCAGTGTCGGTTGAAGAATAGTTTCTTGTACCTTTATAGATATTGTTTACCTGTGGAGTTTTTAATTGGCGCACCGTAAGACTGTTATTGTGTCTGTAAGTATCTATGCCGTATAAGTCGAATCCAAGAAGCATAATTTTATCTGCCATAGTAGTGGCCAATAAAACTGCGTATGCGCCACTGCCCCAATGTTTGGGTTGATCTATTCTGTCAGATCCTACATAGGGTAATTCTGGAAGTGTGTTGACGTTGAATTTTTCAGCCCATTCTGGTCTGGTGTAGATATTTTTAACGTTGGATTGAACAGCTTCTTCAACAGTTCTTTTATCACCACATACAATGTAGTCGACAGAAATGTCACGATGCACAGCATTGCATCCTAAAAGAACATTGTAATTGAATTGATTTAGATTTACAGAACGACGGCTTTCACCGTTACCGAGAACTAGGGCAGTGTTGCCCACGATTACTTCCTATCTTTTATTTCACCAAAAGCGCACCATGTACCTGGAGATCCAGCATCTACGCATACCCAACCTACAAATTTTCCATTTCTAGGTTCTGAATTCCAAACAATGTCTCCTACTGTAAACACACCTTCTGTTGGAGCAGATGGAGCAAACATCTGTAAATGATTGTTTAATCTCACAGCGCCAGCAACATGAAGATCTACGTTAGGATCAACATTCTTAACACCAACGCCTAGTTTTCCAGCAACAGAAACAACCTTTCCTGCATTGCCTAAAATTATATTACCGGAGGCACTCACAGAAATGCGTGAAGTATTATCAGTTACAATATTGAAATCAACAGGTGCAAATGTACCAACCATGCCCTTGAGATCGTCGTCAGTGCCAAGCATAACTTCAATGCCCATCTCAGCAACGCTTAATGCAGCATGAGGCATATCTGTTCCAAGACCTAATCGATCCATGGTTGAATTATAGAATAGGTATTGGTTGATTCTTACATCACCGTCTACTAACAGTCCTTTTAGATTTCCTACTTCGCGAAGGTTACTTTTTGTTACAGTTGGCCCTAGTTCATCTTCTCCTAGAACTTTTGATCCATTGATGCTGAAATATCTATCTCTGTTGAGATCAATAATTTCAGATGAAAAGAATCGATCTGGATTTGAATTGAATACGAACTGTTTGTTGTAGTCTTTTGCAGACCAAATTAAACCCTTGCTGTAAACAGTTCCTGTAAATGTAATAGAAGAATCTTTTTCAATTTTAATATCTGATTTGATTTCTTTTACATTCAGTGTATCTACATTGATAGTTTTAGCAGTAACATCGCCGTCAACAACTAGATTGCCTTTTACAATATCTGCCCTTAATGCTTTGACTGAAACAGCATCATTGGTTATGATTAATTGTTCTGAAGTTGAATTATCTGTTATACCGGCACTGCTGAATTTTGTAATTTTGCCGCCCTTGATAAGATCCCCACTAAGGGATTGGTTTGGCAATTTTTCTATAAAAACTAATGGATCAGACGTAGAAAATTCTTCACTGTATAGTGCGTCTGCTAGTGCGCCGAGGGCTTGATCAATGTGCTTTCTGTTCATAGTAATGTATTTATCCGCCAAATAAAAAGCGGGCCGGAGCCCGCTTTTGGGTCTACATTACTATTTAAGCTACTTTGAGTAGAATAATCTCTTCGTTAATACGTCCGTTGAGCTTGATATCTACGGCTTTAATATCGTCCAAGAACTTGCGTAGAGCTACTTTACCGGCGGCTTTGAACTCTTTAAGCTGTTCTTCGGGTTTACGCAGAGTCTTTTGCACACTCTTAAATTCGTTATACCCGATAATAGAAGTACCTTTGACGCTGAGTTCTTTGTACTCGTCAGCAACATATTTGCCCAATTTACGTGATTTTGTGTTATACACCCAAAGTTCTTGAGAACCAATGATGTCTGTAGGATTAATCGAAACAAGCTTCAACGGTTCGTTGGTCTTTTGATATTTGAGTTTAGCAACAATTTTATCCTTAGGCTGTGCTTTCTTAGCACGTGGCTTGCGATTAACTTTGGCTTCTTGACCGAGCATATCACAGGCACTGACGATTTCTTGATAAAATGCTGTGATTTTTTTAACCTGAGGTTTAGAAAGATGACTGTATGCTTCTTTAAGTTGTTCGCATTTTCCTTCTGCAAGTTCTAGATATTCATTATATTGACGAATATAATAATCTTTGATAATGCGAGCATGAGCAGCCTTGGCATCTTTGCCCCGCAACAGATTCATAACTTTAAATGCTTTAGGATCAAATGCATCTGGATCTGCAGAAAATGCTTCAATTGCATCTTCAATTTCTTCGGTCATTTTGTAAGATGCTTCACGAACACGTTCTTGGATGCTAGGAACATACACTGCGGGTTTGTCTACAGCATCAGCAACAACTTCGTCGTCTGTGTCATTTTTACCTTCTTCGATAACTTCAACGATACGTTTACGCAACCATTCGGCACTGTCTCGACCGTCGTTAAAATCAGGACGAGAAGCTGGCATGCCTTTCAGCAAACAGGCAGCAATAGCACCCATTGTAGTTCCGCAACGATTATCTTTGGTTTTCTTAAATGCCGCAATATCTTCTTTGGTACAACCAACAGTACTCATCCAATTGATGACTTTTGGTTTTAGATCCTTGCCAGAACTTTCCAAACGATACCAAGTCATAGCAGAATGAAAATGACGCAAGAATTGATTTGTATCCCAAGTTTCATGTCCATCCCATTTAGGAGAAAGATCACGTCCTTTAGATGAACGAGCTTCTGCCAAATGTTTTGCTTTGCTTTTTACCGCTGCCATTGAATGCTCCTAATTAATTAAACAATACTTATATTATAACACCAAAAATGGTAGTTGTCAAGTAGTTGTATTTTGGAATCGCTTAATAGCCACACTTTCGCCGTCTTCATTTTCTTGATAGACTATGGCTGCAACATATCCTTCGTCTAGACTTTTTTTGGCTAAATCAAAAGCTTCTTTTTGGCTAGCCGTTGTATCAATTAACTCTTGGTGGCCGATATCGTCTTCGGCCCAAATTTCAAAAAGCATGTAGCTCATTTTTCGTCATCATCCCACTCAACTGGGACCCATCCCAGTTGTTTCAGATCCTCCTTGATTTCATCTGTAACAAACCCTTCTGGTACATATCCTTTAGTACCTTCGGAGTCACCATTTCCTAAACCATCGCCCATTCCAGAACAGTACCAATCAATGTAGTCGCCCTGTTCACGCATGTCTGCAACAATGCCACCAGCACTGCGCCAAGTACAACTCCACCGTTGATTTTTTAGAATAGGTAAAACATCTAATCGTTGAAACTGCATATTACACATTGCCGCATAGAGATTTTGTGCATAAGCTTCGGAGTTTCGAGCTTTGGCACACATCCATTCGCTACTGCGTAGATCATATTCCATATTGTCTTTCTGCCATTCGGGATCTACAAGATTGGCTTCATCCTGTTGTTTCCAAGTTTTGAACATCTCGATATATTCTTCGAGAGGTTCTAACCCTTGTTCTTCACGGTGTTTGATATATCCTTCCTTTTGAAAGGTATGCCGTTCAGGGCTTTTTGAAACCTTTGACATCTTTAATTGCTTTCTTTAGAGTTTCTGCGTAGTTGAGTGCTGTCTGTTCGTTCATAGTGAGCACAGTTTCGTGTTGAATATAACCTTTAGTTAACAGTTCCCAAATTTGTCTGAATCGATTCCATTTCCACCAAGGACTTTTTACCTCAGCATATATTGTTACAGTAACTCCTACATCCTCTGCTTCAATCCAGAGATTGTGACTGTGATCGGGCTGTCCGCAATCGCAGACAACGTGATATAATTTGGAATCACCCCAATCGTTTTTCTTTAAAATTCCTTCTGCCGGTGTTTGTAATTTTACATCAGCCATTGTTTTGTTTCTTCCTATGATTGTATTCACGCTTGAGCCACCATTTATAGGTGTTCCAATATTGTCTAATTGTAGCAGGGTCTTGATGATATGTCAATCGCTCTTCGCAATTTTCCATCCAAATTTCCTGCACCCAAAGTCTAAATGATTTCATGCCCACCTCAACGAAAATAAAGTAGCATCTTGCGATGTTTTAAAACAAAATCGATTAGGACCGATAACATACCATCTATCTCGAGGCACACGTTCTTCTAACCATGCTGTGATTTCATCTACGTTATTAATAGGCGCTGTTAATGAAATTTGATGCGGCCAAATTGTTTTTTTTAAAATTCTCATGTCCAAAGACTTTCACGAATTTTAATCAAACGAATCATCATTTGTTCTTCTTCTTTGGTATAGGCTTCTTCAATCTTACGAAGAGCCTTGTGTGCTTTGTCGCTCATCTTTTTGAGTTCAGGACTTTTGTCACCACTAAAACTTAGACGTCCACCGTTGGCTTTGCGACTTAGTTCGCAGTATTCACTCCAACCACTAGCATCGTATGCATCTGGGCGATTGCGATATGTTTGGGTCCACCAGGTGTAGAGTTCGATAATTTCTTTAGCGGCTTTGGCTTGATAGGTAGGTTCAGCTTTGTGCTTTTCTTCTTCGTCGAGAAACTCTTCGTTGGTAAGAGTGCTGGCCCAATTTAAGTAAGCCATACCTGCTTCTGGACAGCGCCAAGTTCTCCAACGAAGCCAGCCACTGCGATACCAAGGTACATTGTATTTCTTTTGTTCTTCGGGATTCCACATGACATAGTGCCATGCTTGTTCTACTTCAACAAAATCCACAAGCTCATTGAACAGGCAAGGCAAAAAGCGATTGCCGACATCACACCAAGTACCAGGTTTGATATCTCGAGGATGTGCGGTAAGACGATGACTGTGAGAAACCCAACGATTATTAATATAGTAACGAACGTCATTTAGTCGATCCGGAATGTAGTAAACAAATTTTTGGATATAGTCTAAACCTTCTTCAGCAAGCCACCAACGAATTGGATACGCTGACTTAGCACGATCTTCCCACTCGTGCCATTCTTCGCTGGTGCCACACTTCAACTTCGTGGTGCCACGAAGCCAGTCTGCAAATTTTGAGCAAGTCCAATAATGGCTACGCATTGTATAATTCCTTTAAGATAGTAGTGCCGAACACTTTAATTATACAATCTTTCTAAAAACCTGTCAAGATGCGTTGATTTTGCCCCATTTGATTTTTAGCCAAATGCGTTCATGAATGTAGTAATCAATACTTAATAAAACGTGTAGTGCTGTGGCAAAGCCTGCAGAATTTCCTAGATTACCTGTAAACAAATAAGTCCAAAAAATAGTAAACAGCCATGCGGTAAGACGATATGTAATCATTCTGACTACGGTTCTTTTTTTAGTTTCCATACAATTTCCTTTGATAACCTGCTAGATGCAACATTGTGCTGTAAGTTTTGTAAGCGTTTCTTACAGCTTCGTTGGTATTTCGATAAAACGATTCTTCACGTTCTTTCTCCATTAAGAGATCAAACATGTCTCGTACATTTTCAGTTGGACGAAATCCCATAAATCGTTCTTCCATTTCAACCAGTGTCTTGAATCTGCTTTCTGGAATTTGCATAGTGTATAACGGTTCGGATAAATTTTCAATGTGAGATTCGATCATATCCGCACGTTCCGGATCTACGAAGAAAGCGTTTCTACGATAACGAGCATAACGCTGATTAGTATCAACTACTTTGACTTCGTAGTGTTCACAGAATTTTTTTACTTTATCGTCCACGGCCTGCTGACTTCTTTGCTGGTTTGTTGGTTACAACTTGATTACCGTGGATGCCTTTATCTGCATCCTTGGTATTCTTTTTACTGGCGTGTTGCTGTGATGCTTTTTTCTTTTCCAATGCGGCTTTTAAAAAGTCACTGGTTGCCATTATTTTCTATCTCCAAATAGTTGTAATAGATTAATAAACAGATTGATGAAGTCCATATACAGCGTTAACGCACCACTAACTTCGGCAGCATCGCTGGTATCGGTACTGACCATTTCACGGATCTGTTGTGTGTCATAGGCGGTGAGTCCTAAGAAGATAATGATAGCCAATGCAGAGATCACCGTCTGCATCACGGTGCTGCCAATAAAGATGTTAACGATACTGGCAATGCAGATGGCGATCAAACCAATAAACATAAACTGGCCTAGACTTTCTAGACTGCGTTTAGTGAAGTAACCATAGAAGCTCATAGTACCAAATAGGATAGCTGCTCCCATAAAGGCACTAACAATACTGCCCATGGTAAAGATAGCAAAGATCATCGCAAAGCTCAGACCCATTAGTGCCGCAAATCCATGTAAGCATAACTGTGCAACACCTTTACTAGGTTCGTTGCCTAGTACCATAGCAACACCAAATACTGCTACAAGCGGAGCAAATATAACAATCCATTTCATTACACCTGTAAAAAAGAATTGTAATAGTTCTGGGCTTGTGCCCACGAAGTAACTGACGATCATCGACACGATCACAGCAAGGCTCATATGTCCATAAACACGGCCCATCGCACTATTGATTTCTTCTGCTGTTCGATAGCCAACAATGCCATCTACTGAATAGTTTGTTCCAAACATTTTAGTCTCCTTTAGTAAAATCAGTGGTCATCGGAAAAATTTCTGCAATAACTTTAGCACATGCTCGAGCCACTTCTTGATGTTCGAGCTGTGTTCCGTTAGCTGAACGAAGCTCGATAAAGTGGATCCAACTGCGTAATGTTCCATTCATATATAGTCGACTTTCAATTAGTCCTTCTGGCAATACGGCACGTGCCTGTTCTTTAGCAATGCCCTTGGCAATGGCTTCTTCGTAGACTACGCGAGCAGATTCAATGATAAACTTTTGTTTAGCATCCCACCATGCTTGTAACTCTGTATCATCTGTTGAGATACTGTTCTGTCTATTTTTTGTGTCTTGAAGTCGTGCTTCTCGCAATACAAACGACAGGTCTTTAGTAGGGTCAGCATATCGCTGACTGAATTCTTGGAAGCTGAAGCTACGATGTCTAAGGATCTGTCGTGCAATGTCTCGGGTAGTTGTGATTTCACAGCAGGCCGACACCATTTCGAGCGGGCTCCAGTGTTGGTGTTTGACCAAGTATCTGATGAGTTTTTCGCTTGTGTCTGTATTGAATTGGTTGCTTGGGTTGGACACACGGGCGCAATACGCAATGAGTTCCTGTGCATCTGTAAGGCCCAAATTTGCAAATTCTTCTGTGGGCTTACTGTAACTGAGTAGTCGAACATTCATTTATACTTCCTTAAATTAATATATCAAAATTAATAGCACAGCGAGGTCCTTTCTTTGGAATGCCTCCGCCGTGATATATAGATCCGTCAAATGCAACAACTCGTCCTTTTTTCGGTGATACTGATTTTATAATTTCATTTCGTTCATTAAAAAATACAGTGTCTCCATCTGAATCGTTAACATAGTATAACACAACTAGGTGGTCAAAGGGCAAGTCCACATGGGGTGCATAATTCTCCAAAGTGGTATAGTGCGGCATAACAATAAAGATCCTTCCAACCAAAACATCTTTTAAATGTTTTCCAATGTGTCCACAAACTAGCTTTGGGATTAAATCAAAATTTGGTAAGTGTTCAGATAAGACATTAGAGGATTTCAACACATGAACAAAGCTCACAGGAGCATATGATTGTTCAACGGCAGTGTCTTCGTATTTTACTTTGAGTGGAATAATTGGGTGCATGGCTTTATCTCCCGACCTTCCAAGGATACTTAGTTCGTAAAAATCTTGGAGATGTTCTGGAATAACATCATCCAACACCCATATATTCATCACTCTGGTTTATCTTCTTCTTGGCAAAGTTTTTCTAGAAGTTTGTAATTTTCGTATGCTTTTTTAAGTGCTGCAAATTTTTCCATCTTCGCTGGGTCTGGAACCAAGATAGCCAATCGTTCTTCCATGGTTTTCATGAAAGCTACAAGACTATGCCCACCCACTTTAATGTCGCCACCTTCTTTAATATCAATTCCGTCAGTAGTGATATTAACAGTTGCTGGATTGGCATTGATACCAGTAAATGTATAGCCAGATCCACCGCCACTACCTGTAGCCCAAGTAGTTGTGCCGTTACAGAGGTTACCAATAGTCAATGACGGAATACTAGTGTATCCTCCGGTGTAACATGTTCCTGTTCCGGTAGTATAGCATGGTACACAGATTGATGTGGTGCTTGTCGATGTTAGAGAATCGTACAAACCAGATCCACTGATAGTAATAGTATCAGTGGTCCCGTCACTGTAATTGATGTTAACAGTTGATTCTGATTCAACATCTGCGTTAGCCTCTACGGCTTCTCGGAGTTGATCAATCATTAACATTTTATTTTGCCTTTGCTTCTTTACGAGCATTTTTTTCAGCAGTAATCTCGTTACGGCGAGCTTTAATCAACTTACCTGTTTCTGCTAGAGCTTTGCGAGCACGAGTTCCTGCTGCACCATTACCTGCTGTAAATTTTGCATCTTCTGCTAGGAACGTTTCGAAAGCTGACTTGAGTTGTTCTACTGTGTTTGACATAATGTTTTCCTTATAGTTATGTAATTCTACTTATGTGAGAATTTGGTGTGGTCGGTAGGATTCGAACCTACAAAGGCTGTGTCTAAGACGTTGCCCCAAACCCTAGCATCGTTTCCCAACGAGCCGGAGGTCTACCATATTCCACTCACGACCACATGTACATTATATACTCTCGTTTAACTAGAAGCAACCTATAATAGGTTAAATAGTAGCAGTTTATGATAACCGATTTTCAAACAATACCATTTCAAAATATAAAACGCTTTGGACAGCGCACGATGTTGAGTCGTCCATTATTTTCTATTAGTTGGATCTTAGGCAGATTTTGTAACTATAATTGTTCCTATTGTTGGCCCTATGCCCGCAGCGACAAATTGGATTACCAGTCATTTGAAGTCTATACCAACACCATAGACGAAATAAAAAGACAGGCAAGACAAAATGGATTCAATCAATTCCATTGGAGTTTTAGTGGTGGCGAGCCTACTGCTTATAAACAACTTCTAGATTTAGTCAAACACCTAGACGAAACAGAAAGCAGTTATCAAAGTGTACATATGACTACCAATCTTAGCCCTGGATCAAAATGGTGGAACACATGGTGTAATAATACCAATCTTCTACAGCGCAGAAGCATTACAGCATCCTTCCATGATGAGTTTGCCAAAGAGCAAGAGTTTGGTGACAAGTGTTTGCAGTTGATGTATGAAAGTGTACATGTAACTGTAAATCAAGTTATGGTTCCAGAAAAGTTTTATCAATTGTACGAACGTATGGAACGATTGTATAAACGTGGAATTAATGTAACACTGAAACCACAAAGCGATCCTACAGCCAGTAGATTGGTTGACGGGTATACACCCGAAATGATCGATATAATGCAGAAAGGATTTCCGCAACGTGCGGACGGTGAAGAAGTTTATCAAATAGCATTATACGATGAAGATAATAAAGAATACCTGTTTGATCAGGCAGAACGTTTTAACGCATTTGGATTTAATAAGTTTCAAGGTTGGACTTGTAATTCTGGATATCAAAGTGTTATAATAAGAGGAACTGAGGTTAAGAGAAGTTACAGTTGTCATGATGTACCGTTAGGTACATTAGATCACTTTGAATTGTTTAAGGAACCGAAATTATGTATCACACCAAGTTGTGTTAGTTCGGCAGATTCAAAAATACCTAAAAGTAGATAATGAATATTTTTACACTCAATCCGCTATTGAATCATGTCAGGAAAAATAAATTCCTACCTCCCGATGCGTACCTCTCTCCGCAGTGGAGCGGAACTGACACAGAAGAAAGATTCTTAGAAAATTTAAAGTCACAACCACAAGATTGGTATTATAGAACACACGAAGTAACATATAAAAATAATTCTCAAGGATACAGAACTCAAGAGTTTAACAAAATAGATTGGGCAGAGTCTATTGTGATATTTGGATGTTCTAATGCTTATGGTGTTGGACTCAGTGAAGAAGATACTGTCAGTAGTAGATTGGCTGCAATAGTAGACCGTCCTGTTGTGAATTTAGGTTCAGGCGGATCGTCTATGACATTTGCATTACACAACTCCATTATGTTAAATGAAAAATACCCTGCACCATTTGCAGTTGTTTACATCTGGCCCGATTATACTAGAGTACTTGAATACGATCGCAGCAGTATAAGAAACCACGGATCGTGGAACATGGAGCCAAACAGTCTTATGGATGTATGGAACAGCAATGGTCATCATGCCAAAGTTAATGCTATTTTTATTCAGAAGACAGCCAAAGCGATATGGCAAAATAAAAGTAGATACTTTGAAGGATCGTTCTCGGGAAATAATTCTTTACTGAAGTGTAAGCATTTTAAAAACATCGATAAGGCTAGAGACTTAATGCACCCTGGTATAGTGTCAGCAAAGTTAGCAGCCATTGAAATAGCAAAAGGATTACAGTTATGCAAATAAATTTAGATCATTTTCATCACTGGATGCAGGCAGTAAGACAAAGCCCAGATCCTATGCGTACCATGGATGCATTCTGGCAAGGACAATTAAAGAGCAAACAGTGGTTGATTAAAAATTTAAGAAAACATGTTAAGAAATTTGTCACGGTTGACATATACGGTGGTTGGGTAGGAACATTAGCTAGTTTACTGTTTCAAAGCGATGTACCTGTATTAAGTATTCGTAGCATTGACATTGATCCAACTTGCGAACCTATTGCAATTAACATGAATAAAATCGAGGAGATGGTAGGCAAGTTTCAAGCAATTACTGCTGATATGTGCGACACTCCTAGCGATGCAGATGTAATCATCAATACAAGTTGTGAACATATTACACAAGAACAATTTGAAGCATGGAAATCAAAAATGTCTGACAACAGCTTGTTAGTATTACAGAGTAATAATTATGAAATTCCCGAGCATATCAGAATAGCAAAAAGTCTTGAAGAATTCAAAACACAGTGTGGCATCAACGTATTGTGGGCAGGTGAATTAGAATTGCCTCTTTACACACGTTGGATGATTATTGGAAAAAAATAATGTACAAGTATGAAGATATAAAAAAATTACATCTAGAAATTTCTAGCCTATGTCAGGCTAAATGTCCTATGTGCGCCCGAAACGAACATGGCGGTTTACCTAACCCAAATGTAATTGAAAAGAACCTAGACATAAAGAAATTTAAATCTATTATTCCTAGTGAGTTGATAGCACAGGTCACAGGCATATCGCTGTGTGGCAATTATGGCGATCCAATTTTAAATAAAGATCTAATTAAAATTGTTGATTACATCGCTAAATCAAACCCTAATGTAGATTTGCAAGTACACACTAATGGCAGCGCAAGATCTAAATCTTGGTGGAAAGATTTAGCAAAGGCCATGCCAAAGAATCACATAGTGCTATTCGGCATAGACGGTCTTGAAGATACACATCACCTCTATAGAATAGGCACAGACTTTAATAAGATTATTGAAAACGCCAAATCATTTATCGCAGCTGGTGGTATCGCTCGTTGGAATTTTATAACCTTTAAACACAACGAACATCAATTAGAAACTGCTAGACAGTTGGCTAAAGAATTGGGATTTGACAGCTTTCATGAAAAGCAAACTAGTAGATTTATCGGAGATCCATTCTTTGAAGTTTTAGACAGCAATGGCAATGTTGCTTATAAATTAGAATCTCCAAGCGAAAAGAAGATAGCATTTATTGATAGAAAGACAGTTGAGAATTATAAAGAAGCAATAGCAAGTTGTACCGTTAGCTGTGAAGTTGAAGGAACAAAGAGTCTATACATCGATTCTCAAGGATATGCTTGGCCCTGTTGTTTCCTTGCCAGCGTCCCATATCAATATTCTAGACCCAATAAACTAGTTTGGGATTTTATGACACATAGTAAAGAGAGTTTAAATTCTGCGCTAGAAGCATTTGGCGGCATGGAAGGATTAAATCTAAACAAACGATCCGTTAAAGATCTTGTTAATAGCGATGCCTGGCAAACTGTTTGGAACAAAGGATTCGAAGATAAGTCTGTTATCATGTGCGCAAGAGTATGTGGTAAGTTTGAAAAAGTAGAAGTAAGCCAGTGTAGAGATCAATTTTTAGATTTGGATGTTTTTTAATGAACGACAAAATAAAAACTGTCGGCTTCTTTGGTGATAGCTTTTGTACGAAATTAAACAATCCTCATAGCATAGAGCACGGATATCTTACCTATATTGAACAGACAAGAGATTATTACAACGCCAACATCGTTAATCTTGGCTATGGCGGGTCGTCGGTATGGGATGCATTTTTAATTCAATTGCAGCCATTGATTATGTCTCAGTCAATACCAGACGTGTGTGTATTTGTTTGGACCAATCCTGGTAGATTGTTTAATCGAGTTGCTCGTTCGATTCATGTAAGTTCTGGTATTGCAGGTTACAATCCGGAAAAAGAAAAATGGTTTGAAAAAGAGTATCCTGGAAAAACAAATCCGTTTACCAAAGAATTGTGGGAAGCAGCTAAACAATTTTATCTGCATTTGTATGATCAAGAAAAAGAAGAATTTGAACATAGAGCAATTTTAGAATACATTGATAATAATGTATTGCCGAGATTCCCTTCTACTACAAAGATTATTCATTTCTGGGCATTTGGTAATCCCAGCAGTTGGGACTTCTCTGGATTCCATCCTAGCAATGTTCATTATGATTATGCTTGGAAACACGGTGTAGAAATCAGACCTGCTCTTAACAGTTTAAGTGTAGCCGGTGATACAGAAAACACTTTTCAATATCCTAAGATAGACAATAGGCCAAATCACCTAGAAGGTATTAAAAACAATATGGTATTTGATTTTATTAAGAATGCCATTGATAATTATGAAGATGGAAGAATTTTAAATTATTCTGATATCATTTCCGAGATGTGGGACAATGACTAATAAGATTAAAACGTATATCAAACTGATAGAAGAACGTACAGGGTCTCCCACCTTTTGTGCTTTGCCTTGGATACACTTGGCAACACGCCCTAATGGGGATGCTAGACTTTGCTGTGTTACTAATGCCAGCGGAGCTCAAACCGGAGACTATGCCGTGGGCTTGGTTAAAAAAGAAGATGGCTTGCCCGCTAACTTTGGACGCGAAACTCCGTTAGAAGCATTTAATAATCAGTATATGCGCAGTGTTCGTAAAACAATGTTAGAAGGAAAGATACCCGCCAGCTGTACAAAATGTTTTGAAGAAGAAAGCAATGGAGTAGTCAGCAAACGCTTATGGGAAATGTATGAATGGAATCGTGATGGTTTAGATTTTAATAAACTTATCGCTGATACTGATTCAACAGGTGCTGTGCCGCCTGTTATACGATATTTGGATTTGCGACTAGGACATACCTGTAATTTAAAATGCGTGATGTGTAGTCCGCACGACAGCAGTCGTTGGTTGCAAGACTATGATAAGTTAGTTGAAAAAACTAAAAGCACAATAGTATTAAACCAGATAGGATTTGCCAAAGAAGAATTTAATAATGTTTGGTACGAAAAACCGGAGTTCTGGGACGACGTCTTTGAGCAAATACCAAACATCACACAACTGTACTTTGCTGGTGGTGAACCTTTAATGATCAAAGAACACAGACGCTTCTTAGACGAAATCATTAAACGTGGTTACGCTAAAAATATCAGCCTGCGATATAACAGCAACGGAATATTCGTTAATGAAGATATTATTAATGTGTGGAGTCAATTCAAACAGGTACGCTATGCATTTAGTATTGATGCTTTAATGGAACGAAATCATTACATACGATATCCCACAGACTGGGCTGACATAGAACGTAGTTTATGGTTAATGGACAATGCTCCAGATAATATTCATTGCGCGATAGCCTGTGCTGTACAAGTATTCAATGTCAAACATATTATTGATTTTGCTAAATGGAAATTGAGCCAAGGCTTTAAAAAGATCAATAAGTTTGCACTTGACGAATATGAAACAGGCGGCGGCATTATTAATTTGCATTTGCTTTATATTCCTACTTTCCTTAGTGCTAGAATATTACCACAAGAAGATAAAGATGAAATTGTAAAACAGTTTGCAGATTTCAAACAATGGTTATGGGACAATTATAGACAGGATGATAACTTTTGGAAAGATAATCCCTACGGTTGGAAACGCTGGGAAGGCATTTTAAAATTTATACAGGCGGGAGATCACACACACCTATTGCCGGACTTTAAAGAGTATGTTGCTAATTTAGATTTAATTCGAGGTACAGATGCCAAGTCGATATTTCCCGAATTAAAACATCTGCTATGAAACCAATTAAAATAAAATCTCTTTCTAAATCTAATATTTTGAATATAAGATGGAGCCCTAGCAATGTATGTAATTTCAAATGCGACTATTGTTTCCCAGGGTCAAATGAAGGAAATTTTAAATCACCAACTGACACTGATACTGTAATAGCTAATCTACAGCATCTGTTTAATCAATACACTATCAAATTAGGAAAAACCAAATTCCATCTAGACATCGGCGGCGGTGAACCCACAGTCTGGAAAGACCTGCATAAAGTTATTTCGGAAATAAAAAAATCTAATGATGTTTATATAAGTGTTACATCAAATGGATCTAGAACTCTGCGCTGGTGGCAAGAAAATGGACATTTAATTGACAATGCAACATTGTCACATCATGTTAAAGAAAGCAATATTGATCACATGATTGCTGTTGCTGACACATTATATTCTCTAAATAAAAAAGTAACAGTATTGGTATTAATGGATCCTACTAGATGGGATGATTGTGTAGCAGCAGTTGAGTATATGAAAACGTCTAGCAAGTATCCTTGGTTTGTATTAGCCAAAGAAGTTGTAGGTTATCTTCCTTACACTAAAATTCAAAAGAATTATATGTCTAAAGAATTGAAACGATTGCCTAATCTAACATGGTTTCTTAAAAACTACAATTTGATCTTTGATGGATCTATTAAAATATTTGAAAGTGCTGTATGGTTAGAAGATAAAGTCCTTCCTGTAATGGCCACATCTAACACATACATTAACAAAGGTTGGACTGATTTTAAAGGTTGGAATTGTAATATAGGATTAGATTCTATCTATATAAACTGGGATGGTATCATACAAGGTTCTTGCAGTCAACCTTTGTTTGATCAAAGATATAATATCTTAGATAAAAATTTTATTGACGTGTTTGATCCAGAATTTAAACAGGCAAAATGTCAGATAGACTGCTGTAGTTGTATTCCAGAAACTCACTTAACTAAAAGTTTTAGTTAACGGTATATCGGCAGCACAGGTACAGAAATCTCGAGTACATATAACTGGATCGCTAGGAACACCAAACGTTCCTTTGTAGATGTTCCCTAGACTACCACCGACTCTACAAGTCGCACGATGTACTTCACCGTCCCAATTTATCATTAGGCTTTCTATACCTGCGTTACATTGCCAACCCTTGAATTGATTTAGATGTTTTTTAATAATGTCGTTAGCATGAATAACCTGTTCGTTGTCAACTCGGCAATTGGGTTTTACTGTTGCGTCTTTAGACAATATCCATTCTAAATCTTTGCCTTCGTATTTTAGATCATCAAATATATTATGATCCCCTTCAGTCCATCGTATTCTACGAATGGCATATTTTATTCCAACCTCATCAAATTTCTTTACCACAGTTCTAACATGATCCATATGATCATGATGCGCCATTACATTGACAAAGAAATCTCTTTCTGTTTCATCGTAAAATTTTAAAATAGTATCAAATACTCGTACCCATTGATCTAGTTTTTCAAAGTGTAGGCTGAATACAAGATGATTGAAGAACATCTCATTATCTAAATACCAACGATAACCTCTAGTGCCATTTGTAGTTAAGTTGACCCAGAATATATTTTTACGCTTTAGATAATCTAAAAAATCTTCTATGTCAGGATGTACACAGGGTTCTCCGCCTGTTAGGCTGATGCGTAATGGTTTATCTAATTCGCATAAACGATCAACTGCTGATTCTAATATATTGATATCAGTATGAGGACTAAAGTTATCGTGTATCGATGAAGGACAATATGTGCAGTCGTAGTTACAGCGTTTGCCAAGATTCCATTCGACTTTAATCTGATCTTGATGAGGCCACGCACTAGTAACTTTAAACATAGTCTTTGAATTCTTTAGTAACATCTGTGAAACTTTGATCTCGTGTTTGATCTAATCTACGGTTAAATTCTACACAATCTTCCCATTTGTCATTTTGATCCACAGCGTTAATATAATTGATTACTCCGTTAATTTGTTCTATGGTAAGATTTAATAAGATAGGATTAGCTTTAACATATTTGAACTCTGGCACACGCTGCTTGACTTCTTCAAGACGCATAATGGCTAACGCCTTTAATGGCTTAGGCAATACCTGAGCTGAAAGTACATTGGGGTACTTGACCATATTGGTATAAAATACAATTCCTAAATCATTTAAAAAGTATTCTATCATTTTGTCAAGCACAAGAACGTTACTTACCTGTACAGCCACAGCACCAACAATACGACTGATGTTTGGTATTGTTTGTATTTGTTTGATATTGTTTATAAGTTCGCCCCAATGCGCATTACCTCGAATATATTCGTAACTATCTCTAATACCATCGATGCTTACATTAACAGCCACACTCTTAAACTTGGGCCAGTATTCCCAAATGGTACGATTGCTCTTGCCTAAGGTAGTTAAGTTAGTAGCATACTTGATTTCTATCTGATGCCCATATGGTGCTAACATATCTAAAATTCTGTAATGCTGAGGATCCATCAACGGTTCGCCACCAGCAAACTCTACACGACGGAAATGTGGCAAATTCTTTTCTAGGCTAGCCCACCAATTGGGATTGTCTTCAAACTTATCAAGCAATGGTTTGTTTTCTAAGTTATGTTCTTCTACTAGGTTGAAAATAACTTGTCCTGAACCTTTGTAAAAATCTTTAATTTCTGCCCAATCATTCCAGCTGGTACTATCCCCTGGGTGGCACATACGGCATTTTAAATTACACAGATTGTTTAGTTTAAGTTCCATCGTAGGAATCTCAAACGGCATTGTCATCTCTGGGTGTAGATTCTCTAATGCCTTTGGATACAGATTAATACGTGCTTCTGGTATAACTCCAGCAATGTGTCGTTGTCGTAGGCTTTCAACACCTTGGTCCTCTAAACTAAAACAAGGTTCGCATTCTGGCGGACGTTCGCCAGACAATACCTGTCTACGAATTCGACGCATGGTATCATTGTTCCATATATCTTCTAACTTTTCTTTGTCAATAAATCCAATAGGATGACTACGACAGCACACTTGGATTGCACCATCTTCTCGTGTTGCCAGCCCTGTAAACGGGTGCATACAAAATGTTTTACTGTTCTGAGACATATCTTATTAGTGGACTGAGTCCAACGGGTTGATTGTTTTTTAGTGCAAGGTAAATTGCATTAGTTGGTGTTAAATTAAAATCTTTACATATCTTATAATAACTATAGCTGTGTTTGTTCCATAGATAGTCCGGAGATAAATTGCGTAGGAAGTGTAAGCCGATCATAATAGGAGCTCGAAGATTCATATTAAAATCATTCATGATAGTAACAGCATCAGCTTTTGATTCTCTAGTCCATCGCAGTCCAACACGATTCCAACCAAGCCCTAGTCCTTTGCTCAAACTTATAGCGACTGACTTAATTGCCGGATGAGATACATCAAAGTTAATTCCGCGGCAGCAAGTATACCAAGCGCCATCCACATGTACATCAATACCTTTTTTTCTCGCTTCATATAATATTTCTTCCATGTCAACATGCACATCACCTGTGCTAGGAAACGGCATTGCAATAATCAATGGAACGCCCGGAATTAAAGACCCTACATCTTTTATATAAGATAATCCTAACCGTTCGTGATATCTATAATCGCCCGACAATACCTGTACAGGACCTTTCATGTAGATGGCATCGATAAATTGGGTACAACCATTAATGATATCCACACGATTGAAATTGTCGAGTCCGTGTATGGTGTTCAATGTGCTATTAAATAACCAATCGGTCATTTCGCTTTTAAAATTGGTATAGACATTGTTGGAAATATCTTTGTCTATTTTTCCAAATAGAACATCTTGGATTAACTGTTCAATAACAGAATCTACCAAAGGTTGTGGACGTTCTACTTCTAACCATTTTTCGTCATAGCTAGTTGCTGTCTTAATTCTTTCCATGAAATATTTAACCTCGTAATAGTAGCATATAAATATTTCATGTTAACTCCTACCAATTATAAAGTTGATACATCTCTATTTCGAGATGCTTGTAATTCATTACCCGAAGCAGGAATGAAAACAACAATCAACCAACCTACAGGTAATTTCTTTTACGATCCCTGGGTTATAAAAGCAGAGTACAAAGGAACAGTTTGGGAAACCTTATATAACTCATTGCCTGTTACCAAAGGCGAAGCAAGGATTATAATTTTGGATCCAGGTCATGCTTATCAGAGTCATGCTGATATAGATGATAGATATCATTTAAACATTCTAGGAGAAGAATGTTTCTTAATTAACTTGGTTCAAGAACAGATGTATAAATTAGAGCAAGACGGAATATGGTACGATATGAATGCTGGCTTTCATCATACCGCTGCTAATTTTGGTAGACGCTCTAGGGTTCAGTTGGTAGTTAGAAAGTTATTAAAACACAATACCATAGAAAATCCAATAGCAATTACAATAAAAACTAAAATGGGTAATCTAGATCATGCCAGATATCTGTTTGACAATCACATAAGTCCCTGGCTTAATAGTGCTAACAAAAATAAAGTTATATCTGACTTTGAATATTCTGCTGATCATGTTAAGTTTAAAATAGCAGAGCATCAATTAGAATATCTAAAAAGCTATCTTCCAACCGAGTTTATTATAGAATGAATCATGCACTATTCTTTAGCCTAACAGGTAAACGCTGGGAGCGAGCATTATGGCCACATCGTGTAGCTACATTTCTGAGAATGAATGATTGGGATGCAGAAGTTATAGACTTTACAGCATTCTGGAAACTTGGCGAACTACAAGAGCTTGTGCGTTCAAGAACAACAAATAAAACTGTGATGTTTTGTTTTGGTACAGCATTTTTAAATCCATGGAGCCCGTACCTAAATGAATTTACTAAATGGCTTAAGGAAGAATATCCTAATATACCGATAGTAGTTGGCGGCAACAACGCCTTGGTAACTCCAGCTAATCATGTAGACTATTGGGTAGACAGCTACGGTGAGAATGCCATACTTGCCTTATGCAAACATTTATTAGGAACACTAGGCGCACCCTTGATGAGAGATCCTAGATTTTTTGGTGTTAAAAAAGTTATACGAGGGTTGGATCACTATCCGAGTGCGCCATTAGACAACTACCTAGTAGACTACGAAGCACGGGATTTCATGATGCCTTATGAATGTCCACAGATTGAAACAGCACGTGGTTGTATGTTTAGTTGCTCTTACTGTAACTTTCCTATTATAGGACAGGCCAAGGACGTTAGTGTAAGCAAAGAAGAATTTAAACGTCAAATGCAAACAGGATATGAGAAGTGGGGCATTAAGAATTGGCGTGTTATGGATGAAACATTTAATGATCGTCCGGAGAAACTACGGAAGTATGCAGACGCAGTTGATGAATTAAACTATAATCCTTGGATATGTGGATTTGCTCGCGGCGACCTAGTCGTTAAACATCGAGAACATTGGGACACCTATATCAGATTAGGGTTCCTTGGACACAGCATGGGCATTGAAACATTTAATCGTGAAGCTGGTAAACTTGTGCGTAAGGGCATGGACCCAGATAAGTTACAAGAAGGCTTGTTGGATTTCCAAGCATACACAGATATTCATGCTCCAAAACTTTATAGAGCAAACATACAAATGATTTGTGGCATACCCGGAGAAAGCATAGAGTCTTGGAATCAATCATTACAGTGGCTTAACACTTATTGGACTAGACAAAGTGCTTCTGCACATATTCTAGAAGTACCTGATTATGACGAATCACTTACTAACCAAAGTAAGTTCACTAAAGAACTTGTTAGTAATGGGCTAGTTAAATTAGAAGCAAGACAAAATCCAGGCTATGAGGTTTCAAAAGACAGCGGAGGCAGTGTTATATTCAAGTCTACAACTCCTCGAGGTGGCGGAGTAGGCAGCACTAGAAATGATATTGTTATATGGAAACACAATGACATGGATTGGTATCAAGCCGAAACACTTGTAAAAGAATTTTATTCCGATGCAGGCTTTATCGGATTGCGAGGATGTAATCCGTTTTTATCTGATAGATTGTTTGTCTACCACGAAACAAATGATTATCGAGAAATATATGATAAAAAAGTCACAGGTGTAGATACAGATGATTTAAAATTTAGACAGTTCGTACAAAAGTATATTGATAAAAAATTAAGTTGGACAGCATTATGATTATTGACACTACAAATTGGCATTATTATTTTAAATTACAGCCGAATGGGAATCCATCGGAATCTAATCTATTGTATACACCCACAGTAAATCCAGAAGGTACTATGATGTGTATGCATTATTGTTCTGATCCTCTTTACAGAAATCAAACTTCTGCAATTTCAGAAGATGTAATTACTTGGTTTTTTGATAGAGAAGTGAGATTCCTAAAAGAGTTTAGTCATTTAGATTCAACTCCTCAAGTATATGAAATAGATACAGCAAATAGAAAAATCATCATCGAATGGAATAAAGAAACACTATCACAAATAGTTTTTGATCCAGAACGAAATTTAAATCACGAGCTTCCTAATTGGCAAGAGCACATAGGCAAAATTTTAAAAGACATTAAAAAAGAAAATTGTTGGAAGATGTCTTTGTATCCTCATTGTTTTTATATTTCTAAAGATCGTAAATTAAAAACTATCGACTATTATTCTGTAGTTCCACACAGTGAACGATTCATTGACCGTAGAATCATTGAAGAAATAATCGGACCAGAGGGTGCTTATAGATTTGACGAATCAACCGAAGATGGAAAAATAGACTTCAAGAAGTTTTTTAAAATTACATTAACGCAGCATCTAAACAATTTCTGGCCCGACTCTGTATTCCCTAGATTGTTTGAGGAGATACATTCAAATGATTGATTGGAATTCAGTAATTAGTAATCTCAAAGACGGTAGCATTGTAACTGTAAATCCTGAAAGATGGAACATGAACAATCCTAAGTACAAAGAGATGGTTGAGTTATGGGAAAGTAATAACTTTAATACAGGTAGTGTTAGATGGATCAACTACTATGACACTAAAGATATCCAAGCAACTATTGCAAGAGATTTAGAAATTACTCCTATTCGTAGTTGGATCAGTTGTGTTGAGCCTGGATATATGACAGGTTATCATTATGATATAGATGATTACGAAGAAGAATATCTAAAACTTGGTAAGTTAAAACGGTATTCGATATTCATAAGTGAACCGGCGGTTGGTCATGTTTTTATTTTAGGCGAAACCTATCATGTCAATAATCCGCAGGGTTCTATTCTTAAATGGGATCATCACAGAGAATGGCATAATGGTATCAATGGCGGACTCCGTAACAAGTATATGTTTCATATCTTAGGATACTAATGTTTTCTTTTAACGATCTACATCATATACAGGTTGAAATCACAAGTAGATGTCAAGCAAGCTGCCCTATGTGTTTGCGAAATATACATGGCGGCATCGAAAATCCTTCTCTACCTCTCAACGATTGGACATTAGATCAGTTTAAAAAAATATTTGATTCTGAAGTATTGGCGCAGATTAAGTGTGTGAATTTTTGTGGAGACTTCGGTGATCCGATATTAAACAATGATTTAATTGACATGTGTCGCTATCTAAAAGATAACAGTTCTGTTAGCGTACAAATCCATACCAACGGTAGTGCTAGAAATACTGCATGGTGGACAGAATTAGCAAATGCAATGCCAGCTGAACATATGGTTGAATTTGCTATAGATGGATTAAAAGATACTCATAGTCTTTATAGAATAGGAACAGATTATGATATTGTTATTCGTAATGCCACAGCATTTATGGATGCAGGCGGTAATGCGCATTGGATGTACATTAAATTTAAACACAATGAACACCAAATAGATATTGCTCGTGATATTGCCAACACGTTAGGATTTAAAACATTTGATGTTAAGACAAGCAAACGTTTTGGAAAACAATTCCCTGTAGTTGATAGATCCGGCACTGTAACACATTACATCGAACAGCCGATTAGCAGTGATATTAAACCGGTAGAGTTTGTTGATTTGAAAGATTATAAAACATGGAATATAGATGTGAGTTGTTTTGCTTATGATTCCAAAGAACTTTATATCGATGCTGCTGGACATTTAATGCCATGCTGTTTGATTGGATCGTTTCTCTATGCAAATTATGATGTTGAATTGTACAAAAAATATAATTTAATAGACAGTACTTCAATCATTGGTATTGCTAGAGAAGTACAACAAGAAATATATCAGTTAATTCGAGAATATGGTGGGCTCGATAATCTAGATGCTAACAAGCATGGAATTAAACACATCATGGAACAGCCTATATGGCAAGAACTAATTCACAAAAAGTGGGCAGAACATTCATCATCTGCTTGTAATATATTATGTGGTACTGGTTCTCCGTTTATAAAAACAGAAGAACAGCTTAATCGAACATAGTGATCTGTAAGGTATATCGAACGTTGTAACCTATGTTAGCAGGACCGTGTACAATCATAGGATCACTCCATTCAAATACATCTCCAGCTTTGTAATTTGCAGCTACCTTGTCATCGTAGACAAATATATGTCCAGGTTCCCAGTCTTGTAAGAACATAGTATATCGCACAGGATTCTCAACTTCTGTTAATTGCGGATCTATATGCATGGCTTGGAACTCTCCAGGATACAGCATAACAAACCACCAATTTATATTAGTTCTCTTTTCTGGCAAGTCTGGTAAAGTAAATTTAAAGTCTTGCATTTCTTTTGATGCTGGATTCATCTGATGAAAGAAATGTTTGTTATCTGAATATCCAGGACGAGCTAGCTCTTTAAATTTTTCTAGAGTTGGATTTCCACTCCATCTATCAGGTTGCCATACAGGTGTACGATCCCCTTGACAGGATATGAGATGTTCCATGATATGTTGTTCATGAATCCAGTCTATAAAATTTCCTATATACTTCATATCGATCCTGTCATGCTTCTTACTAAATCAAAATCTTCTGCAAAAATTTCAAACATAAAGTGTACACGGTCGGTATCTCCATAGTTTTGAGTTCCGTGTGTCTTTAATGTATCAACGAGATAAACGGATCCTTCGTCTAGGTGTATAGTTCCTTCATCGACAGTCCAAGTTGCTTTGCTATTAGTCTGTATAGGGATTATAATTTTGTAGACACGCTTGGGAATATTTTCATTGTCAACGTGTGGCACTACTACAACGCCTGGAGAATTAACAGTTATATACATTCTAAAAGCTGTTGGAAATTTATCTAACAGTTTTTTTGCAAATCCAAATGCACAAGGTGTTTCTTTATAGAACTCTCTACCTTGTATGTTAGTATCATATAACATACAGTGTGGCTCGTTGACTTCTTTAGGAGTTTGTATAGCCCAACCTGTAATGCTTTCTTTGATTTCTTCATCCTCATGACGAAACCCTAACACAGGCATTTGCCATTTTAAATGTTGATAGTTGTTTTCTAATGTATGATAATATTCAAGAGCTTCGTTTAGATCAAACACAATAGAAAGTTTGGTACTAAATGTATTCATGTTAGTAGCTTTCTAAATGATCAATGCCTAATTTTTTACGGAACTCGTCAGTGAACTTACCGTCGATGCGTAGACTATAGCTCTGCTCCATGATTCGCTCGCCACCGTGCCAGTCTACATCGTTCCACCATGCGGCTCTAGTGTTAAGATATGTTTTATCTTTTGTTTCTGGATCCCATAAGTACATGGCTTTCTTTGTGTTAGGACGAATGTGTATAAACTCGTTGCGATGCGGCTTAACTACATCAATGCCATTCTTAGCATCTAAGTCTCTGTGTTCAAATGGAATACCATCTGCTTCGCAGTGGAAGAATATAACACGTCCAATGTCTTGGAATACTGTACCTACTAGGCTTTCGACCCACTTAACTGTGTTAGGAAAGTATTCTGCTTCTGGTGTAAGTTTACGTGGTGCTGTTCTGTCGTCCCACGAACCTTCTTCCCACAAATAATAGTAAATGTATGGATCATATGAACCCATTGCCATCTTTAGATAACGAGTAAACTTGTTACGCTGTTGAAAGTTTTTAAAATCTGTTGGCATTAATTTTATACCAGCCTGATATATAGGATCGTCTTTAGGCAGTTCCATGAACTCATCCATGGATTGATATATAGGTTTCCAACTAAGTTTGTAACTCATATTTTCAAATGAGAAACCAGGCTTCATCCAAGTGCCTTCCTTAGCATACTCACGTGCTAGTGCGAACCCTGTTAATATCTCGGGTTGTAGTTTGTCGAATTGATCCATATTCAGGTATGGAGTCATATCGAAATATGGCTGTTTGTTAATTCCGTGTATCATTTTCTTTCTGAAATGCACGTTGATATTTTTCTGGTACTACATCATACAACGGCAAATTTTTGTTTATTAATCCATCTCTTAAGATAACCTGATGAACTAATGGACTTATTGGTTTACCTGGCAGCATATCTGCCCATGATTCTGTTTGATCTTCTTCAAGGTCAATTGTACGAACATCGGGCCATTGAATTATTTTAACTAATATTCCATTAATCCGCAATGGGTAATGTACTCTAATTCCATACTCTGGATCGTACTCGTGAGTCCATCCTTTTTTATCACAGATATCAATTACCATTTGTAATAACTGTGACAGGTATACCTTTTCTTCTCCAGGATGTCTACCAATATCTGTGCCAACACGTATTCTATATTGATCACAAACACGCTCTCCAAACTGTTGTATTTCTTCTAAGCAATATTCTAGTTGACTTATTGTTTCAAGTGTGTAACTAACATTCTTAATACGCATACCTAGCTTCAAACAATTCTCAATACCTTCGATCTGTTTCTTTCTAACAGTTGCGCCTTGGTAGTCTGGATGATTTAATCCAATAGTCCATAGTACATTAGGCATGTCTATAAATTGTTTAGCATAGTCAATGTCAGATAGATAAACACCGTTTGTTAAAATCATTATTCTGCGAAGCTTTCCTGGTAACGATTGGATAGCTTTACATAATTCTGGAAGGTCTTTTCTAGTAGTTGGCTCAGCACCCATTAGTGCTACACCGTATCCGTCATCGTCCCAAGCCTTTGCAATGTCAAGAATCTCATCTATAGATGGATCCTTGCTCATGTTATCTGGTATTTGATAACAATGAGGACAATTTAAATTACATCTGTTAGTGATATCTAAACAGTAAGTGGTATTATAAGGCTTGGGATATTTGTAGTTGATGTAAAAATCAGCATTAGGTTCTACAAGATGTTCAGATTCACCATGCCACTTGCATTTCTTGCTTATCCAGATTGCTCCATCACGCTCGAATCGAACTGCTGGTACGTGTCTGTAGCAATGTTCGCATATCGATACTGTGTCTACTTTATACACTGTAATCCTGTTCTGGATAATAAAGGGCTGCGCGATGTAGAACTCTAGTTTCTAAGTTAACAAACTTCCAACGCTTGTGAATACCGTGCCATTGATCACCCAACACAATGTCGCCATCCTGCCAGTGATGGTGATAAATGTACTTTTCTTGAATAGTATATTCGCCAAGCCATTTGATTAGTTCATCAGCTTCGTCTTGAGGAACACCTACAAATCCTCTTACCTGTAAGTAAGGGAAGTATAATCCTTCAACACCTGTTAATGGACTTTTATAAACTAGCGGATGATTGAATTTTTCGTTACGGTTTTCATCATCTCTTGCAAAGATAGGAGTACCATCATGGCGCACTCCACCAGTGATAATCAATTGGTAATCTCTAATTGTGTCTTTGAATATCTTAGGTAAGTCTTTCCAAGTTAAAACATTATTGTTATAGCTTGTTGTTGAACCTTCAGTACCTTTAATTCCATGTAACCAAATAATCGGTTCACGGATTTTGCGCCATGTAACATTAGCATGCCAATCGAAGTCTCCGGGATTAGCACCAATACCAGTTTTACCATTTTCATTCTTTTCAGCAGTCACTCTACAAATTAAACCATCTGGATCGACTGCGGTATCTATAAAGTTTTGATCTGCTGGATTGAATAATGGAGAAGGATCTTTAAACATGTGCAAAATTTCAAGTTGTCTTTCTACACTCAATGTTGGCTGATTCTTGATTACAACCAAAGTGTGACGGCTAATCAATTTGCATATAAAATTGATATCTTCTTGCGTTGCATGTTCCATATTGAAATCGTCGATAATAACGGTCCACCCGTTCTCGGCTAATTTGTAATCCATGTTATTACTCCATATTTGTACAGATGCATCTATTTATGGCATAAATTAGTGTGTAGAGGAAAATTAGAGTGCTAGACTTTGAGTATTATTACAACAACGTTCCAGGCGAGAGCCCAAGCAGAAACAATTTAATTTATACGAGCTTGATCAGCAAAGATAAAAAAACATTCTGCCAATGGTACCATAATGACAGCGAATATCACAAAGGAAAGAATCAGGTAGTTGACCCTGCACTAATGACAGAGAAATGGTTACGAGAAGTAAATTATCTTACACAGATGCGTAACGCTTATCCAGACTTGATTCCTAGAATACTTAAGATTGAATTAGAAAAACAACAACTGTTTTTAGAAATAGACGGCCCAGATTTTTGGGAACAAGCAGGTTGCGATCACTCAAACTTTGATAAAGTATTGCCAGATTGGCAAGAACAGATGCTAGAAATCATCAAAGCGCACAAGAGTTTAGGATTACACAAATACAGTATGCACCCTAGCAGTTATTTTTTAGTCAACGGCAAACTCAAAAGCATCAATTATTTCTTTACATACAATAAAAATGAACCAAACATCAGCATCAAAGATGTTGAAAGTCATATTCATTCTAATAGACAGATAGAAATGCGTAAACATCTAGACGCACTAGGCATTGAATGGGACAAACCACAGCCGTGGGCAGTTATGGATCAATTATGTTGGGAAAGTTTTAGAACTAATTACCCAGCAGAGTTTATCGAGAGAGCCAAATGTATAGAATAACGCCCTGGAGTGAAGAATTAGATCTATCAGATTTTTATCGATTAGCAAAGGCCAAAGGATTTGTAAATAACGATAGTCGAAAAACCATGATTGATTGTTTTCGTAATGAGAACGAGTGGCAGGTATGGATATTGTACTACAATGAAGTAGCAGTGGGTAGTGTGGCAGCACATAGTTTTCCTGAAATGGGAGACAATGCATATAGAATAGCTGCACGTACCTGTGTGTTTACTGACCTTTTACCAACAAATACACTTCGAACAAAGAATCAGATAGTCACACATCAACACGTTACCAGCCAGTTTTTAATTCCTGCATGTATTGAATGGGCTCCAAAGGGCAGTAGACTGTTTATCACCAGCAATGAGAATGAAGCAGGCACCCAAAGATTGGTGCATAGAATATTTGCTCCAGCTATGGAAGCCTCTGGGCAGATGAAAAGAATCAAAGATATTTTTTATAGAGGTACAAATCAGACTGTTTGGGAATTGTATCCAACAAAATTTTTAGAAGAACTTGCAAAGTATAAAAGATGGTAAACTTAAATTACATAGACATTGACGGAATTACAATAGGATTGTATGAATCCGGGCCTGTAGGTGTTGGTGTGAGCTGCGGAGCCGATAGTGCGGTAGTATTGTATATACTGATGTCAAATATTAAATCACATATACACATCTACAACATGATGGCCGAATATCGTAGACCAATTTTAGAAAAACATTTTGATGATGTAGTTGCAACCTGCTCTAGACTCACAGGCAATACTAATTTTACTGTGCATAAAAGTTATGTTGAACCAGATGAATCTGCAGAATTCTATATTAACATGTTAACTTCGGCATTAGATAGAAAAGAAGTTGACATTGTCTATTTGGGATTAACCAAATTTCCTCCGTTAGAAGAATTATCAAAGTGGCCTAATCAACAACCTGATTGGCATAATAAATTTAGAGCTGCTGAAGATGAACATCCTTTGTTTGGATTTAGCATTCCTGTTGAATTAGCAACAAGTTTTTCAGAAGTTCCTCTTACCACCGACGGTAGAGTAGTTGATAAATTAACTATAGACGAACGTGCTTATATTCCTTTCTTCAATCACGATAAACGAGATATAGCAAGAATATATAGAACACTTGGAGTTGAGCAGAGTTTGCTTCCCGTTACAAGAAGTTGTGAAAATGATAAACATCCCGGATCTCATTGTGGAGAATGTTGGTGGTGTAGAGAAAGAATATGGGCGTTTGGATACGCTTAATACAGGAAAACTAAATGGATTATGTTGTTAATCGCAAAAAGAAAATAGTATATTGTATCTTAGACAATATCGAAAACCAAGCTGGAACCTATTCTAAAGAAGTAGCTAGAAATATCAGCGATTATTTTCTTTCACTGGTCATAAACAGCGGTCATGATATCATCATTGACAACGACTCAGACAAACTGTTAAAGAGAGCAGTTGCTGATGACTTCTATTCTCATGCAGTTGTTGTGATAACAGGCACCCACCCTACGCTATCTGAAAATATAATCGGCTCTATAGAAGAAAAATGCCAGGAACATTTTACTGTTGCAGGGCATATTTTAGATAGAGATGATGCATATTATGAAATTCACAATCAATTTTTTATTGTAAATCTAGCAGAATATAAAAGAATTGGCTGTCCTGAAATGGGTCAAGTATCTTGGAATGAAGAACATACAAAAATAGAACCAATACGCAGTGAAGAATGTGTTAGGGGAGATTCAGAAATACCTGTATGGGTTAAAGAAGGTACCACGGAAAGAACCTACAAACACAAACGCCATGGTTGGAATCTCATTGAAACTGGATTAAAGCATAATGCTATTTTTTGTGATGTTGGGGACAAGATCCGCAACGGTAAAAAATATCTATATTATGAATATAATCATACGTTTTTTAGAGAACCACATGCTCCATTACTGTTTGGATATTCATTGATTTGTAATACAATGGTTACTCCATGGAACAGTGATACATTACCTAAACATATTTCTATTCCTGGAAACAGTTTGGATCATTTTGTTACTACCGGTACAGGTTTAAATTGGGTGCATAACATAACTAGATTAGGTTATCACGAAAATACAAAATTAACGTTCATGGATATCAGCTATCCTGTACTAAGTTTCATGAAAGCTATGGTAGAAGAATGGGACGGTACTGACTATGCATCGTTTTATATGAAGCAATTAAAATTTGTACCTAACAATTATCATTTAGATCTAGTTAATCACGAGCGTAGAATAAGAGAATGGTTTGAAAAATTTGAAAAAGAATTTGAAAATTTCCAAGAGACTTGGAATAAAGTTAAGCAGTTAAAATTTAATTTTGTCTTAACTGATTTCTTTTCAGATAATAATTTTTCTTTTATTCAACCCAACGAAAAAACACTAGTGAATGTTAGTGATGCATTTAATCATGTCCCGTATGTACATTATTCTCCTGTCAATTTTAGAGTAGCAAGAGAGAATGCATTAATTAATAATCTGAAAAAAATAAATCCCAACATTTGGTTACATATTCCGACTAGATTAGGGTACATATACAACACAAAATTAGACGATACAGATAAAATTTATTTTGGAAAGGTGTCTGAATTTGCATTAGCTGATATAAATGAATTTAATTGTCCACCTTGGCAACAGCAAAACTGGAAAAGTTACTGCCCTTTAACAGGTGAAGTAAGGATTTTATCATGAGAGACTATTTTCAATCCGACGGTAGATACCTAAAATTAGATATACCATTGCCTTATAAGGAAATGTGTGCGGAAGCATTTGCACTTATAGATAAGTTTTCGCCACATCGTGCAGGTGAATATGTGCATGATGGTTGGGAAAGTTTAACCATACACGGTCTAGGTTGGGATAAACACGAAAACTATGATACCTATGGTTACAAAAAAGGCAAAGATGCCAGCAAAGATATGAAGTGGACAGAGATTGCAGACATGTGTCCCATAACAACCAAGTGGCTAAAGGAAGTATTTCCTTGTAATAGATATGGCAGAGTTAGGTTCATGCTGTTACGTGCAGGTGGCAAAATAGATCTGCACAGTGATTCTAGCATGAAGTTAATTGAAAACATCAACGTTGCTCTTAATAATCCTGTAGGATGTAAATGGATATGGGGTGATGGCGAAGAATTGATTATGGAGCCAGGCGGAGTATATGCTATGAATTTATATTACCAACATTCTGTAGTCAACGAAAGCAACGAAGATCGTATGCATATGATCATTGCTCGTCACGATGGACTAGATGAGTGGAAAGCCTTGGTTAACGAAGCAGCCCGTAAACAAAATATCACAGGCGAATATATCGTTATCGACGAACTACCTTAATTTTTGTAGTCTTGATCAGGGAAGTCAAATGCACCTCGATGTAAAAGACGCTTCTCTATTCCTTTAAATGGCCAACGCTTGTGTATGCCAAGCCATTGTTCTGTAATGATTACGTCCCCATCTTCCCAATCATGGTGATAGCAGAATCGTTCTTGAATAGTATATTCAGATAACCAATCAATAATTTCTTTACTTTCTTCTTCACTTAAACCTTCGAAGCCCGATATCTGCAAGAACGGAAAATAGAATCCTCTTTTACCTGCGATGTTTTCCATTACTAAATTTGGACAGTAGTCTTCAATTTTTTCAGTACCATCTTCTTGATCTTCTCTTAAAGAAACATTTTTTAATACAGTAAGTCGTAGATTTTCTAAAGGCCTGCGTCTTTCTTCGTCTAAACTTTCATAGGACATAATATTGTTATTCCACGATGTGCGAGATCCTTTAGTACCTTTAACACCATATAGCCATACTAAAGATTTTCTATGCGGAGTTGTTTGATCGTTAGCATGCCAATGCATTTCACTTTCGTGTCCTGCTATGCCTGTAAGGCCTTCATCGTTTAGTTCAGCAGTTACACGCAGTAGATATCTATCCGACTCTGGTATTTCTGCACCTTTAAAGTTGTAGTCTGGACTAGTTTCGTCGTCGTGATAAAATCTTTGCGGATCTTTAAACATATTTTCGATCCTAATTTCGTCTTCGATTGTAAGAGTTTGTCCTCGTGCTATAACTAATGTGTTAGTTGCCAACAGCCTTGCTATGTGATTTATATCATCTTGTGTGGCTGTTCTAAAATCAAAATCTTCTAAGAACACAGTCCAACCGTTTTCGTGTATGTTATACTTTACCATTTTGTACCTTTAATTGTTTTTGCATTTCAATATCATTTATTTTTTCTACACCTATTATAGGAATATTTACTTTGCTCTCTAAGATGTATTTTATAGCATTGACAATTTCCATAGGATCCATTCTATCAGGATGATCAGAAGTTGCATCTTGGAAACCGCCAGTTACTATGTGTGTGGTTTTAAAAAATTCTGTGCAGAGTTCTAAACTGGTTTCTCTTAAACTTCTTTTTTCTGCGGTATAATCAGCATCATACCATTCCCATCGTTTGTATTCTGCTATACTTCCTATGTTAAATACGTGTCCTTGCATACCAGATTCGTGTGCTATTCTCAATAGTTTCTCTTGAGCACCATTTGATAACTGAGCAACATTAATAAAAACGTTAAACTCTGCAACTATATCTTTGAACTTATTTTGTCCTTCGTCGGTTACCAGATCATAACCTGTCGATAAAGAAATAAATGTCGTGTTTGGAAACTGTTTATTAACAGCATTTGGTATCCCAGGTGTGTTGGGATTCCCTGTGCAGATAATTTTATAGTCCATTTTTTATTTTTTCTTTAAATTCGTCAGTGAATTTTCCATCTATTCTAAAAGAATAAGTGGGCCTTAATACCGGATCACCACCGTGATAGTCTTGATCATTCCAGTACCCAGCTCTGGTGTTTATATAAGTTTTTTCTAAAGTTTCAGAATCTCGAACATAAAATGGTCTATCTAATGATGGTCTTAGATGTATAAACTCACTCGGCACATCTGGATACTCTGGATCAACTGATGGATCCCTATGCTCAAATGATATACCACCTGCTTCTTGTACAAAGAAAGTAGCACGACCTATATGAGAAAATACTTTTTGATCTACGAGCTCGTCAATCCAAGCAACAACAGATGGGAAATAATCAGCCATTTGTTGTGTTCCTCGAATGTCTGTATCATTTCTCCAACCATCCTTGAAATCATAAAGAACATAAAATGAATATAGATCATAGGCACCCATAGCAAATTTTAAGTATGTGGTTAGTTCATTATCTTGTAAGTCTTTACCATTGACTTTTAACGGATCATCGTCTGGTAAATTTAAAAGGTCATTGTATGTTATATACAAGGGCTTAAATTGATTATCATAGACCTTTAAATGCATAAATCCTTCTGGGACATCAACACTGCCAAATGCAGCTTTGTCTCGAGCCAAGGCAAATGCTCTACATATTTCTGGATGTAGATTATCAAAACTATTAAGATCTATGTAATTGCTTAGATCTATGTAAGGATGTCCAAGTATTCCTTTAAGCATTTTTTAATATTTTTTCTCTAAATTCGTTAGTAAAGGTTCCATCGACTCTAAAGGTATATGTAGGCTTGAGGATAGGTTCACCACCGTGCCAATCTCTTTCGTTCCACCAAGAAGCTCTTGTTGTTATATAGGTTTTTTCTCTCGTGTCTGGATCAATTAGATAAAACGGTCTATCTAAATCTGTCTTTATATGTATGAATTCTGGCACTCTTGACAACGACTCTTTCGACGGGGCCGGATCACAATGCTCAAAAGGAACGCCACCTGCTTCTAATAAAAAGAATGTGGCGCCGTCGATGTGTGAGAATATTCCTAATTCTTTTAGATTTAATATCCATGATATTACACCTGGGAAATATTCAGCAACTTCTCCTAAGACTATTTTGTCTGTGCAATTTTCGAATAACACATATCGTGTATACAAATCATAACCACCTAAACTAAATTTTAGATAGGTAGTTAACTGATTGTAATTTAGTCCTTGCGATGCCTGCTTGAGTGCATCAGTATCTGGAAGAGCCTGTAGCTCTTTATATGCTTCGTATAGGGGTTTAAAATCACCAGGATTGATAGATCCTTCGTTAATTATGTGTGAACCGTTTATGGTTAAATGACTAGCTTTAGCAAACCCACGACATATCTCCGAATGGAGCATATCGTAAGATTTTAAGTCGATGTAATTTTGTAAATCTATGTAGGGGCGATTAACTATGCCAGAGATATTGTTCATGGCAATATTTATTGCCTATATTACCACGAACAAAAATTAGTTGATTATTAACCGATGTGCCAGGCTGTGCCGTCTGAATAAACTGGAACTTTATTAGATCCGCCGCCTGTATAAGCAGTAGCAAATGTGCTTACAGTTGCGTCTGATACAAATGCCCTAGCACCAGCTCCGACAGTTGATGCACTAGGTAGTGGTGTGCCTGCTACAGAATATACTGTAGTACCTAATGTTGGTACAGTTAATACTCCGGTTTTACCACTTAACGATGCTTGAACAACATCAGAGCTGCCAGCACCTGCAATTAAACTCACAGTTGAGATTGGGTATTCATCAGTTAGTGTTGCTGTGGCATGCCACTGAGCGTTGATAGCTCCAGCTACAACATAAGCTGATGATGGATTTAAACCTTTAATTGTAACAGTACCAACATATTCTCCAGCTAGGGTAGTTGTTGGGCTGTCTTGTGTTCCGTTAAAGGTATTAAGATCAATACCGTTACCTCTCTTAGAATATATTTCTAATCCAGTATTGTTGCTATCTGAATTGAAAATATTATCAGTCATTAGCTGACTGCTAACTGATATGTATTGGGCTGTGATAATATTACCACTTACGTTACCTTCAGTAGCATCGACGATAACTGTGGAATCTTGACCGAATAATGAACCCTTAGTATCGCCAGTATGATAACCAGTTGTGTTACCAGTTAGGTTACCGTATACGTTTTGAATGTATAAATCTTTAAATTTATAAGAGCTTGAACCAATGTCAAATACAGTAGTTGTGCCAGGAATTACATTGCCTTTGATAGTACCGTTTAAGTTAATTGAAGCAGCAATTCCATCGACTAGGGCAGCGCCACCCAAAGAAGAAGCATCAGGAAATACTGATCCAACAAATGCATCTGCTGAAACTTGTCCTTGAATTGATACATTTCCTGTACCAGTAATGTTGTAATTGTTTAAATTAAGATTTCCAAGCAATGTTGAAATGCTAGCAGTAGCACTTATTGCGCCAGATGGCTCGTCATAGCTAAATGAAATGTTCTGATGTGTACCATCAGCGAATGCTGCGGCAGCAGCATCTTTTGCGTCTTTTGCTCCAAAACCAGTTACCTGGACTCCACCTAAAGTGTTTCCGTCTCCAATCCATAGTTTACCTGTGTCGGTAACATATACTAATTCGCCTTCTGCGAACGGGGTTGCAAGATCTAGTCTTTCTGCGTTGGTGCCTCTGCGGATCTGTAAGGGCATGTTTTAACTCCTGGGTATCAATTCCTGTATCATATATTTATGTCAGATGAAATTTTCCAGAACAGAAAAAACAGCCAAAAAAATAGCACCCGAAGGTGCTATTTAAGCCCAATTTATACAGCGCATAAGGGCAAGCGCCTGCTATAGGACTATGTCCTAATCTACTGTAGGTCCGTTTCCGTTCCTAAAACCTACTGATCCGCCCTCTGCTTCAATGCGTTTAATAACATCTTCAAACAAAATAGGCGCAAAATCAGGAGTTTGTTCTACGCAAACGCAGTGATAACGCACATCGTTTTCGTCACTGTACAATATTTCACCCGTCCTAGCATCTACACCACGAGCTTTTTTTACACGATTACTGTGCAAATGCCCGTGTATGTTAACTCCAAAACGTCCCAAGCTATCACTGTGTACTGGGATATGACTCAAGATCATACCGTTCATAACGTGATAAGCTCGCAACTCGCGGAAGTATTCGCGGTACTCGTCGTCACGGAAAATATCGTGATTGCCCCGGATCAATACTTTGTCACCATTTAACCGGGCTAATGTTTTCATAGCCCTGCGGTTAATAACAACATCGCCTAAATGATAGACTTTGTCTGTGGGTTTTACACGGTCGTTCCACGCTTTAACCATTGCTTCGTCCATTTCGTCTGGATCTGTCCACGGGCGCAACTTTTCACCGTCACTCCTAGTAAAGCGGCATACGCCAGCGTGACCAAAGTGCGTGTCGCTAACTAAAAACACACTAGGCATAATGCCCTCCTTTCTTAAAAATCGTTTCTAAAAGTTCGCCAATCATCTAAGTTTGGCTTTTCGTTTTCATCGTAGGTCCAACCCAATGCTTTCATCATACGGTGTTTTACCAGCAAGTTAGGGCTACGAAATCTTTCAGTATCTTGAAAGCCCATCATAACACCAACTTCGCATACAGCACCACTACGACAAATTCCTGCAAAGCAATGGACAATAACGTCCATACGATTGTCTAATGCATGTTGTAGAAGTCGAACAAGCTCGTTAGCTTGTTCTTGACTACACTTCATTGCTTCATCAAGGACTGAATCCTTTTCCTCTACATCAAGAAATTCAAAACGATGAACTTCTTTAAACTGATGCTTTGGTGTAGGAAACCAGCTAGCTGGATCCGCAATTTGGATCAGCATAGAATTTTCACCCACCGCAACATGAAACCCAGTTGGAATATCTGCTGCCGCACAATTTTGAATCCATGGATTCATTTTGATTCTCCTGCGTGTTTGATAATAAACATTGTTACCTCTGGGCCTTCGAGTTTAACACAATCGCTGGGATATTTGTTTTTTTCTGTTCCCCAACCTCGTTTTCCAATTTTACGAACCCCAATCATCTTAGGATTAATCTTACGAACAACACCAATCACTAGAGTATTACTCTGCGGATAGGCAACACAGTCGCCCATGTTCAACTCTCGACCAAGTTGATCTCGGTGAACAGGAATTACTTTTACTACCATGTTAACTCCCAAATACAGCTAAGAAAAAGATAAACAATGCAATGATTGGGTGCCCTGTAAACATGGCACACATTGCTAAGATTGTTCCAAAAAATGCTTTGTCATCGTCCATATTACATCCAAAGTAAATCAAAGTTTCCGTTCAATACTTTCTTAACGCTACCACGTTTACCACTGATGTGATCTTGTACAGTATCGTCTTGAAAGCGATAAGTGCGAATTTTATCTCCTCGCATTCCTGTTCCGACCTGAGTCTTTCTATTGCTCGCTATGTTACTATTATACTGTCTTTTGGTTTCGCTGTCAACTCGTTGTTGTATAGAAGCCATAGCTTGTTCGAAACTATTTTGGCGACTTCGGCATTGTGCTGTTGTTGTAACGCCCGAGGGAATGTGAGTTATTCGACAACTGTTTTGATGTTTGTTGCGATGTTGTCCACCAGCGCCTGTACCGCTATACCATTCTACCCTAAGGTCTTTCTCTGGTATAAGAACGGCTGATGAGTACCCGCCTGCGTCTACGACAGCAACGGTAACAGTGCTAGTGTGAACACGGCCTTTTCTTTCTGTAGGAGGTACTCGTTGTATTCTGTGACCACCGGGTTCATTATCTAAGCCAGATAAATCTGCGCCCTGGACTTCAATACTACATTCGCCAAGACGTACATCTATCAGGCGGGTAGTTCAACCAAGTTTTGTTCCTAGTTTTTGATATGCAGTAGCAAGATCAGATACAAATAGTTTACTATCCTCTCCGCCTTCTGCTGCTCTAATTTCGATTACTCGTTTCATTTGGGATTCTCCTTTTATACCACGAATATTTAGTACCGTCTGGACACAGGCCATCAACAATGCTGTCTGCTCCAAATTTACCTACAAGTTCCATACCATTAACAGTAATGGTTACAAACTCACCTAATTCTTTTGCCCAATCCATTGCAAGGGCTAGTGTTTCAAATTCTCTTGTTTCTGTTTTATTTTTTACTTCTATCATTTGTCTATTGTAGCACCAAAAAGAAACCCCGTCAACCAAAAGTTAACGGGGTGTTGTAAAGATGCCACAGATTAACTTTTCTTGTTAATCCAGTTTGGATCCCACATATCGTCCGCTAAATCTGGATAATAAAGTTCTGCTGGTACTGTTAGTTTTTCTACTTTAATTACTGGGGGTGGTGCTGTTATTTCATCATATGCTTTATTGGCAGTTGCCATAAACCAAATTGCTAAAATAGTATCAACCATAATTTCGTTTCATCCTATCGATATGATTTTGACATTCAATACAGGTCTTGCAACCACGCACGGCTAATCGACGTGCTTCGGGAATTTCTTCACCACATTCTTCACAATGACTCAAACTAGGGCCTGTGGGAATTGCGGCACGAACACGAGCAACGGCGTCATCATTTTGGGTAACAGACAGCAGTTGAGCCATATCGGCTTCTTCCAAATTATCGCCTTGAATGCTTTCGTATTCTTTCATAAATTCCTTTCAGATTAACATTTTTACATCTACTATTATAGCATCTAATGACATTCTTGTCAACTGTTATTTATGGCCCGGCGTACAGGAATCGAACCTGTATCTATAGCTTAGAAGGCTACTGCACTATCCATTGTGCTAACGCCAGTATTTTGGAGCGGGAGACGAGGTTCGAACTCGCGACATCTACCTTGGCAAGGTAGTGCTCTACCAACTGAGCTACTCCCGCATTACTGATATTCGATATCTACAGCTAGAATAAATCTATATTGATTGCTTTGTACTATTCCCGGTCTATGCCACTGATCACTAGGATAAATCAACCAATTAAAGTCTGTAGGTCGAACAAAAAATTTTCCATCTTCGCTGACACCGTTCGGTGCCATTTCTGTACCGCAGTAATCTCTATCTTTAACATCTTCTGGAATATGTAGATAGAAGATTCCGCTCATCATTTTGCTACTAGAGCTTTGCGGATGCCAATGATGATGCCATAAATTATCACGATCTTCGGCACCCTCAAGATTGGTCATAAAACTCCAAGCCATCATATTTGATACTTTTACTTCTTTACCCAAATACATGAAAAGACTCATCAAAAAACTCATCCTATATTTTACCCATACAGGTTCAGTACGAGCGAAAAGATTTTCTTTGGTTTGATACTTAGGACTGTTAGTGAAGTAATTCCCACTGTCAATAATTTTTTTAATTATCTCGATAACTTCGAGATTATCTTGTTGCGTTATTATTGAACTGAAATCAAATTTTTGAAATACTTCGTTTGAGTCAATGACTGTATTCATAATATCCTTGGAGCGGGGTAAGGGAATCGAACCCTCGACTTTAGCTTGGAAGGCTAAGGTAATACCATTTTACGAACCCCGCATAAAACTATTTACTGCCAGACAAAAAGTTGAATGGACATTTTGATTCTTTCTTTGCATTAAGCAACGCTCTATGCTGTCCGAACCACATAAATTTTGATGTAAAAGAATTTGCTATTTTATTGTATTCTTTGTCATCAATTAAATGACTTCTTACATCAACTTCTTTGTCTGTTAGTGGAATAATGTGCGCTAGTGGATCACCAGCTTGTATTTTTACAGAACTGTTCTTTTTCATGAATACATTTACGTGTGTATTATGTTGAGCCTTGTAATCCATAACCCCAGACAGTACATGAAAGTTTGCCAATCTGTCAGTATTGTGCCAGTCACATTGTTGCCACGAAAAGTTTATTCCTGATTTTTCTCTAATTAGCCAAGGGCTGTATAACTTAAGATGACTGTATCCTTTATACAGTTCATTCCACCACATCCAATCTGGATGGGGATCTGCTTTCTGTACATTCATAGGATCATAGATATTAAATCTACCATCGGCCATCATTTCAATGTTAACATCAGTCCAGCTAGGAAGAATAAATCCTGTTGTAAAAAGATTTGTCAGACCCACGCATCTCTTTATAGTAGATACAGGAATAGTGATTTTACTTGCTGGATTGGTATTGGGTTTCATTTCGTTGACTACCGGCAACGATTTCCATCCTTGCGGAACGAATCGATGTGCGTAATCAATTTTAAACAATTCGTATACTGGTGGTAAATTTATAAAACAATCTACAACCACTTTACTACGTCGAAATAAAACCATACCTCTCCTCATTAATGGTCGGAGTAGTAGGATTCGAACCTACGACCCTCTGGTCCCAAACCAGATGCGCTAGCCAGGCTGCGCTATACTCCGCTATTCTTTTTAATCTTCATCCCAACAAACGTTCCAGAGAACGCCCCAGCTATTGCCGGTATAACCAACCAATGGTTAGTTGTGTAATTTATAACTGCTACACTTCCTAAAATATAGCAGGCTACTGACCAAAAACTTGCACCTAATACATTGTTATCTGACACGCATCTTAGATAGTATGTGTAGACAACATCAAGCAGAAAGATTGCAAAAAATGTCGTTATGTAATCAATCATAATGTAAAATTGGTTGCGGGTCCTGGAATCGAACCAGGGACTAGAGCTTATGAGACTCTCGAGATACCCCTTCTCTAACCCGCTATCAATCTGTTACAGAATTCCTTCTGCTGTCAATGTTGCTACCACATCTTCAGTTAGTGGAATTTCTGTTTTAATGTTAAGCTCGAGAATTTCATCATTGAGCTTTTGTTTTTGTTTCTTGAGATTTTTAATCTCAGCTTTGGCCTGAGCAATTTGCTCAGTTCCAATAACACTGGTTGTCACAGTGTCCATGCGTCCGTATAGACTTTCGCGGGCATCGGCGGGACGGTTCTTGATTTTCTCAAGTTTGCCTTTGATAACTGCTAAGTCAGTGACTGCATCGCTGTTGGCAATTTCGTCCAACTGTGTGACACGCTTGTCAATGAATGCTGCCTTGGCAAGATTCATGTCAACACCTGCGCTGGCGTTGGCAGCACCAACTAGCCCACGGATGTTGTACAAAGCCAACAACAGCTTTTGACGACGAGCGTCAGCGGCAAACAGTGCATCGTTTGCTTTCTTCAATTCTGCCACAGGGTCTTGGAACTCTGTGAGTTCAACACTTCTTTCAATCTTGATGCCACGGATAGCATCAGTGATAGAAGCTTGGATTGCATTTGCTTTTCTTAATGTGATATTCATTCTATCTGTCCTTTTTGTTTCTTCGGTAAACTATTGTACCATTCTTTTTTAGTGTATTTGCCTTCTTCAATTTCTCGTAACGCTGTTACCACTGTAGTTGCATCTGTTCCTTCTACTCGTTGTAGATGTCCATTTTTTAATTCTCTAGCTCTATGCGAAGCCATTAGAACTAACTCAAATCTATTACCAGCCATCTTGGCCGCCGCCTCTGAAGTGTACCTAGCCATGTGGCTCCTTTGTGTTAAAATAACGGATCGACGAAAGGTCAAGTAATAGACCGGACAATATGCAAACGAGTAGCACTTAGGCATCCTCTAGACAACGTGCAAAATACAATACACAGAGGTCTATATATTTCCGATTAACAAATGACATTCTATTAGGGATCGGATCACATAAACACGGTCCAATTTCAAGTTGGATTGTAA